ATGGCAAGAATACAGGGAACTAGGATTAATTCTACTGATGGTTCTTTATCTTTTCATACTTATAATGGAAGTATGACTAAGCAAATGACTATTGATAAAGATGGCAACGTAGGAATAGGAACGGATAGTCCGAGTCAAAAATTAAGTATTGAAACCAATGCAGTAACATCAAATCCTGAATATATAGAATTTACAGATGCAGGAAGTGGAACTGGTTGGGTAGACGGTCAAGATTATGGTGGTATGCAATGGTTTATGGGGGATGGCACAGGAATGGGAGCGCATACCGTAGCCCAAATAAAAGCACAAAACGAACATACTGGAGCGGCAGGAAGTGCAGCATTAGTTTTTTCAACTGCTCCTTACAATACTGTAATGTCTGAAAGAATGAGGATTACAAGTGGGGGGGATGTTTTATTTGGTAAAACAAGTCAAGGACTATCCATACAAGGAATTGAAGCGGCGGCTGGAGGAACTTTTAGGTCTACAAAAACTAATTCTTCTCCTGTTGAGTTGAATAGATTAGGGACTGATGGAGATATTGTTCTTTTTTATAAAGATACATCAAATAAAGGAAGTATTTCTATAACAAGTTCTGCAACTTCATATAACACATCTTCAGATTATAGATTAAAAGAAGATTTACAAGATTTTAATGGATTAGATAAAGTTTCTAAAATTAAAATGTATGATTATAAATGGAAATCAGATGAAAGCAGAAGTTATGGAGTAATGGCTCACGAACTGCAAGAAGTTTTACCACAAGCAGTTTCAGGAGAAAAAGATGCTGAAGAAATGCAAGGTGTAGATTATTCTAAAATAGTTCCATTATTAGTAAAAGCAATACAAGAACTAAAAGCAGAAATAGATAGTTTAAAAAAATGTGAATGTAAAAATTAGTATATTTACATCTAATCATAAAAATAATAAAATGTCAAAAATTACTGAAGAAGAATTAAAAGGTTTACAAGAACAAACAGGAAAACTAAATGCTATTAAACACGATATTGGTTTATTAGAAACACAAAAACATTCTTTACTACATATGTATGCTGAAGATATGGGAAAACAAGATGCTTCTAAAAAAGAACTTGAAGAAAAATATGGTAAAATAAACATAGATTTAAAAGATGGTTCTTACGAGATTATAGAAGAAGAAACTAAATAATAATAATGAGTTTACAGGATATGAAATTATATATAATTAATTTATCAGCATTTACGCTGAGTTTCACAAACATTGATATGGTTTTAAAAATCATATTGCTTACAGTTACTATCCTTTATACTGCTCACAAATGGTATTTAATGTATGAAAAAAATAAGCGATCACATAAGTTATAGAGAAGGCAATTATTCTAATACTGCAAAGCAATTAGGTATAGATAACAAACCAAAAGCTGAACATATTAAAAATATGGAAATTTTAGCTGAAAAGGTTTTTGAACCATTAAGAGAATGGGTTGGAGGTCCAATCAAAGTAAATAGTTTTTATAGGTCAGAAGAATTAAATTCAAGAATTGGTGGTGCTATGAGTTCTTCCCATTTAGATGGTCAAGCAATAGACATCACATCTTTAGGAGGCAAGAATAATCTTGAAATGTTTCTTTATATAAAAGATAATTTAGATTATGACCAAATAATTTCTGAGTTTCCTGATTCAGATGGTGTGCCTAAATGGATTCACGTTTCTTATAAAAGTAAAAAACTAAATAGAAAACAAGCATTAGAGATTAAAAGAAAAGGAAAGTATTATACTTACACAGATTGTAAAACTTGCTAATGTGGGAATTTGCAATAATAGAAAGATTTAGTTCAGGACCATTATTAGGTTTTAGTTATTATCCAAAAGAATTTAATAAAGATTTTACTGAAATAAACATTTACTGCATACTATTTGCATTACATTTTAAATTATATTAAATGCCAATACCAAAGAAAAAATCAGAAGAAAAACAAAGTGAATTTATGATTCGCTGTGTTCCTGAGTTAATGAAGTATCACGAGAAATCACAGGCAATAGCAATGTGTTATAAAGCATTTAAAGATGAATAAGAAAGTAAATTTAGATATTGATGGAGATGGTAAACCTGATTTACATCTTGATTTAAAAACTATAATTTTAGTTATTGGAGGAATTATAAGTATTACAATGACTTATACAACCTTAACAAAACAAATAGAAATTAATAAACAGCAGATTGAAGTTGCTAAAAAATTACCACCTATTGAATCTCACGATATATTAGAACAAAAGATTTTATTTCTTGAGCAATTTATAAAATCAGAATCTGATAGATTAGATAAAATAGAAGATAAAATTTATAGAAGATGAAAAAATTAATAACATTAGTATTTTTTTTATTTATAATAGCTTGTGGAAACTATGTTAAACAACCTGTAGCATCTCACGTATTAGCAGTTACTTTAGAGGGCGATACAATTCTAGTTGCTATTGATAAGATTCGACCTAATCAATATATAAATTACTACCCTCTTTATAGTAGACCTTACTATCAACCATACAGATATGATTACCAATGGAGACATAATGGTTATATAGGCAGCACAACAATTAATAACACCTATAAATCTGCACCTAGTGGAGGCACTACTTACAGTTCAGGATCAGAGAAGTCTATTTCTAGAGTTGATTTTGAAAAACCAATTAAAAGATTAAAAGATGAATAAGATACTTGCTAAATTATTTGGAGGTGTAGGTTCTAATATAGCTGAAAAGATTAGTAACATAATAGACAAACATACATTTAGTAAAGTAGAAAAGGCACAGTTTGAAAAAGAAATGAATCAAATCTTTATTGATGCTGAATCCTTAATACAAGAAAGTGTAACAGAAAGATGGAAAACAGATTTAAAAAGTGATTCTTATTTATCAAAGAATGTAAGACCATTAGTTCTTATCTTCTTAATTGTAAGTACTGTATTAATGGTTTTTATAGATGCTGGTGCTATTAACTTTAATGTAGATAGTGAATGGAAGGAACTGTTAAAACTATTGCTTACAACGACTGTTGCGGCTTATTTTGGGGGTCGTAGTTATGAAAAAATAAAAAGGTAAAGATTTTTTACTATATTTAGAAAAAATTAAACTTGCAAAACCTAATAAAGATGGACGTTGCTTGGATCAGGCAATTTGAAAAAGTTTTTTTTCTAGGGGTTTTTTCTTTCTTTTTCTTTTATTTTCTTTTAGTTATTTGTTTGGTTTTGTTTTTGTTTGTTTTAATTTAATTAAAAAATATTATGATAAGTTACTTAATTGAAAAAATACTAAATTATAAAACATATTCTATTAGAAGAAAAATAGATTCATTACTTGAAATGGATGCAAACATATATTGTAATTTAGGTAGAGAATCAACTAAATCTGAAAGATTAGAAGCAAAAAAACAAAGTAGAGCAATTTATAGGGCCATAAGAACATTAGATAAAAATACAGGAGATAGGTTTTTATATTATATGGATAAATGAAAAGTAGAAAAAGTATAGTTAAAAGACTTGATACGGTATTCTCTTTATATATCAGACTTAGATATTCAGATAATGAAATAGTTGAATGTTTTACCTGTGGGAAACAAAGCCATTTTAAAAGGGGAATGCAATGTGGACATTTTATGTCTCGTAAACATTATGCAACAAGATGGGATGCTACAAACTGTCAAGTACAGTGTTATGCTTGTAATGTAATGAGATACGGAGAACAGTATAAATTTGGTTTAAAACTTGAAAATTTATTTGGAAAAGGAATAGCTGAAGATTTATTACAAAAATCAAGAACAACAGTTAAGTATTCAAATGAGGATTTAGAATCTATGATATTATATTATAATAATTTGTTAAATCAATTTTTATAATTATATTTGAGTAAGTCCATTATTTTTAGACTTTATGACTAAGGTTTAAACAAGAAGAAGATCTAATTAATTTTAGGTCTTTTTTTTTATATTAAATATTTTTTGTATATTTGTTTTAAATATTAAATATATATTATGGACAAAACAATCTCACACGAAGAGCACTACATCCAAGTAGAATATTATCAAGATATTATTAAAAACTTACAAAATGATATTTATAATCTTAAAATGAAAGAAACAACTAATAAAGACTTTATTGAAAACTTAAAGGCTAAACTAGAAAATTTAAATAATAATCAAATTTTAACATAACAATATGAAAAACAACATATACACTAAGTTATTTAATTTACAAAATGAACTTGGAGCAATTAGTAAAGATGCTACAAACCCATTTTATAAGTCAAAATACTTTGATATAAATTCTTTAATAGGACAATTAAAACCATTATTACAGAAATATGAATTGGTTTTATTACAACCTATAACAGATAATCAAGTTAGAAGTGTTATAAACGATTTAGATGGAGGTTCAGTTGAATCGTCAATACAACTACCAAATAATTTAGATGCTCAGAAAATGGGTAGTGCAATAACTTATTTTAGAAGATATACATTACAAAGTTTATTAGCTTTACAGGCATTAGATGATGATGGGAATTTAGCTTCAAAAGGTATAGTTCCTTTTCCTAAACAAGAAGATTATAAAATAAAAAAAAATAAACCTGTATTATTAGATAACACACCACAATTTAAAAATGCATTTGCAGCAATGAAAGAAGGTAAAACAATATATGATATAAAAGAACATTATAAAATAAATAAAGAAATTGAAATTAAATTATTAAACTTTAAAATATGAGTAAATTAAATACAGCTTTATTATTGAAGCTAAATATTAAAGATAAAGAAACTTTAAAAAAAAGAGCAAAGGATAAAAGAATGACCTTAAGTGGTTACATTAGGAATGAATTATTAAACAATTAAATATATAAATTATGGCAGGAATTATTACAGCAAGTATTAGGGTAGATAAATTACCTAAAGAAAAATTTATCAAAGGTAAAGATGGTGCAGTTTATTACAACTTAACTATATCTTTAAATGATGAAACAAGATACGGAAACAACGTAGCTATTATGGATTCACAAACAAAAGAAGAACGTGAAGCTAAAGCACAAAGAAACTATCTTGGAAACGGTAAAGTGGTATGGACTAACGACATTATTAAGTTAGCTGAAAAAGAAGCTGTAGTTGAAACAGTAGCAGCAGTAAATGAAGATTTACCATTTTAACTAAAATCTTTTTTTTAAATTTTATAAGGGGAATTAATTTTCCCCTTTTTTTATTGAAATAAAACATATATATTTATAATATGCAAAAAAGACTTGATGATGCTGAAACTATTCAGTTTTTAATAATGGAAAGTATAGAGGCTGATTGTCATATTAATCCAAAAGAATCTTTAGAATATCCTCCAGTTGCTTTATCTTATGGAGAAAATTTAATTAAAACAAAAAAAGGAGATATGCTTTTGCCTATACCATTAGGAACATTTGGAAATTTCTCTCTAATTCAAGCACCACCTAAAACCAAAAAAACATTCTTTGTATCTCTTTTAGCATCTGTATTTTTAGGAACAACAAACAACTTTGGAGGTAAATTAAAAGGACATAGAGAAGAGAAAAATGTTATTCACATAGATACTGAACAGGGGAAATGGCACGCTCAAAAATCATTTAAAAGAGTCTTAGAAATGAATAAACAGGATTATTCAGAAAATTATCTTACATTTGGATTAAGGACGATTGGATTTAAACAACGTATTGAATTTATTGAATACTGTTTAGAACATAAATCTAAAGATACAGGACTTTTAATAATAGATGGCATTGCTGATTTAGTTAGTGATGTTAATAATTTAGAAGAATCTAATGCTTGTATTCAAAAAATTATGGAATGGTCCGAAAACTACAAAGTACATATTATGTGTGTGATTCATTCTAACTTTGGAAGCGACAAACCCACAGGACATTTGGGAAGTTTTATGGAAAAAAAATGTGAGGTTCAAATTCAGTTAGAAGCAAACACTGTAAACAAAGAATGGACAACTGTTAAATGTAAAAGAAGTAGAGGTTATTCATTCAAAACATTTAGTTTTCAAATTAATGAAGTTGGAATGCCTGAAATTATTGGGAATTTATATGATCCTTTAAAATAATATGCAGCAACTTTTAAAAGATATTTATTTAAAACACGATATATGGATTGACATAGTAAAGTCTTTTGGTTGTAAACATTATTATGCTGAAGACATAGTTCAAGAAATGTATATTAAAATTATTAGATACCATAATAAAGGATTGAATATTGATTATGGAGACAAAGATTTTAATTATTATTATATATTTTTAACTTTAAAAACACTTTATTTTAATTTACAAAAAAAAGAAAACAAAGTTTTAATTTTAAATATAGATGACGAAGATTGTATCAACGAACAGTATGATGTTGACTTTGAAAAAAGCTATAATAAAGTTTTAAAAGAATTAAATAAAATGTATTGGTATGATAAAAAAGTTTATGAATTATTAAGTGGAAACCAATCAATAGCAAACTTATCAAGAAAAACTAATATACCTTATCATTCGTTATATAATACTTATAGAAAAGTAATAGAAAAATTAAAAAAGCAATTATGATAAACATTACTGTTACTCAACAAGATAAAGATTTTGCTAAAAATCAAATAGAAGCCTTTAAAAAAATTAAACAAGGACAATATAGATATTCAAACGTAGAGGCTTGGAGAGGAGTAGTCTGTGAAATGCTTACAAGTAAATGGCTAGAACAAAATTACAAAGTAGATAAACCTGCAAAAGGATTAGATGACTCAGGCATATATGATGATTGCGATATGGTTATTAATTCTAAAAAAGTTGAAATTAAATCAGCTACTAAAAACTATTTTAAATACATTATGCCAAAAGTTACTAATGTAGTTAATAAACCTAAAGATGTTTATATTGGAGTTAAGTATAATGAAACTATTGAACCAAACGAAATTAATATTGTCGGTTATATAAAACATAATTCTGTATTAAAATATCCTATTAAGCAAAACAAAGGTGCTGCTTATTATGAAATACCTTTTAACATATTAAAAAAATTCTAATGAAACTAGGAGATTTAATTTATTACTTTACAAAATATACAGGAATAAGATATGTTTGGAAAAAAATATATCCCGATTGTAAATGTGATAAAAGAAGAACTGACTGGAATAAAATTAATATAAAAAAATGGTAAAATTTAATAACGATGACTACAAACATTGGACTGCCTTTCTTTCAAACCCAAACGAGTTCAATGAAAAAGAATATAACTTGGTGTGTAAACTCCACGCAAAATACTTTAAACATCAACTATTTAAACCCTGTCCCTCTTGTTCTAGAAGTATTATAAATCGTTATATAAAAGAATTAAATACCATTTACAAAAATGGGGATAAATAAAATTCATAAACTTGAAAAGGCTTTAATAACTTTCTTAAATTTTGATGGCTGGGATTTAAAGTGGACTGGAGAAGGTTTTAAACACTATGACGCTATTGGCTGTACACCTAAAGGCTTTCAATGTGTAATAGAAATGAAGTTCCGTAATAAGTATTATGAGTTAATGAAGATACATAAAGACATAATCAAACTTTACTTTGTTAATGACCCTAAAGGAAACTTTCTATTCTGGTTAAACACATTAGAAATGCCAAAACCTGTAGAAAGATATTGTCCTGATACTACATTATGGACAAAAAAAAGAATACTAAAACCAGTATATCTCCTCAAGGAAAACCAAGCAACTAAAATAAACTTAAATTAAATTTGTTTATTATATATTTTATATATATCTTTATACTATTAGTAATGAGGTTGAGCACTCAGTTAATTGGAAAGATGGAGTACAATTAAATCTTCTAACAACTCATTACTTTTTTAATTTAAAATATTAATTATGATAAAACTTGAAAAGTACAAACAAAATTTAGCCATACAAGGAAACAAGGTATGGAGTTACACAACTAATGTTGCAACTATTGAAGGCAGTAAATTAATACAGCACGGTTGGTGGAGTGTTACTACTCAGAAACATATTAATTATGTAGCAAAAGAACTTAATTTAGAATTAATTAAATAATGGCACACACACCTCACGCATTCGAAAATCAAATTTTTGACCATTATCGTAAACAAGCAAAAGCAATAAACGATGCAATAGAATTATTAGTAAAACATAACTATACAGTAGTTGATTTAGTGGGTCAAATTATAAATAAGGAAAATATTAATAAAGAAAAAAAACCTGTTATAACTCCGCCAAGATATAATAAAAGAAACAGAGAATGATTTTATTAGTAGATGCAGATAGTTTAGTATTTGCAAGTTGTTTTAGAACTAAAAATAATCCAGAAGAAAATAAGTTTTATACTGACATAAAACATTCTATTGCAAAGTTTGACCAACAATTTATGAAAATTGTAAACGATCTTGAAAATATATATGAGATTGAAAAGGTC